CAGCAACGACATCGATACCTGCAATCTGCTGCTCAATGGGCCATTGCAGCGTGACGTCTACCAGAGTGGTGATCGAGAGATAACTGGTCTGCGATGGGAAGATCAGCTCACCACCAAAAGTCTCAACAAATGGCATCAGACACTACTCCTCGTAACTTGTCTGTCGATGATGCGTCTTACGTCTTGCTGTTCAAGGATCATCACGTCTCTGTCATAGATCCCCTGCCACACAGGAATGCGTTCATCGTTGTTCAAAAATGGAGTCGCCTGTAGAAGCGCACCATGCAACAGAACATTGGGGGCAAAGTCTGTTGTCCAGTTCGTCTGGTTGGCACTGTCTAACAACGCAGGCAACTCCCAATAATTCACCTCGAACGGATACGCAAAGTCTGCTGATGGTGCGAACAACCAGTTGAAGTAATCCCAGTCGGCGTAGAACTTCGGTTGATCCGTGAGATCTTCATCCGGCCAATACCGTCGCACGTACTCGTAGACACGAGGGAAGATCGGTGTGCGTATCTGCGTTGCCCCCACCCCGATACTGATCGAGATCGTATCCCTCCACCGGTCAGGCTTTGGCACCACTGACTGACCTATCGTCAACGTATCCGTTACGACGTTCACGAAGCCCAGGATCTTCAACGAGTTCGCAAGCTGACGTTCCGCAAGGTTGATCAAGCGTGGCAGCTGATCGAACACTGTCGGATCGACAGACGTACCACGCTCCAGATACTGACGCAGGTCAGTCAGCAGCGAGTCAAACGTCAGGGTCTCTGCCATCGCTTACGTCCTCAGGGTTGTCCTGGCGTACCTTCGCCGGGAGGTGCAGGGTCGGCTTCTTCTTCCGCTTCAGGTTCAGCCTCAGGTGTCGGTTCAGCCTCCGGGGTTTCTTCTTCAACGGGTTCTTCCTCCGGTTCAGGCACTGGATCTTCTTCAGCCGTGAGTTCATCCTTCACAGCCTGCAGTCGAGCATGTGCTGCCATGCCCCGCGAACGCAGAGCATCCCACTCAGTAGGTGTCGGCGCTCGATTCGCCTCTGCCATGGCTTCGATAGATTCGGTGAATGCTTTCAGTTCCTCAAAGGCATCTTGACCTTCTTCGATCAACGAACCGAGAAGACCTAGCAGTTCAGCAGCCTCGCCTGCTCGAACGTGGCTTCCTCCTCCCATTGCGGGGTTGCTCAGAAGTGTGGCAATCCCACGCAGTGCCGTAAGTGCCATCATCAATGCGTTCATTCTTGTGCTCCTTTAACACTACGAACCAGATCGTTGATGAGTGGTAACGCTCGATCCACCCATCCTTCGAGACTCGCCCGAGTAGTTGAATTGTTCAGTGTCTGCATCTCCTGCACTGCATTGAGCAATGAGGCTATGACAGGGCTCGTTCGCTCTTCAGCATCCACGAGACCGAGTCGAACCGAACGTGATAGTGCATCGTTCTCAGCGAGATCCGCTGCCTTCTCCGCGAAGAGGACGTAGGTGCCGTAGACGGCATACGCACGTTGCTCCAGTGTCTCTGCTTTGCCGACCGGATTGATCGACTCGCATGCTGCAATGGCATAAAGTGCCAGAACTGTGCACAAACCTTGGAGCACAACTCCGAAGACGAAAGAGTTTCGATTAACCATTGCCAGTCCCCTTAATGAATTTCTCTTTGGGTAGGAGCCATCCGGTGATCACCACAACCACACCCGTGATTGAAGCTTCGAGACCAGTCGGTGCTGTCGCCATGAGGTCAGGTGCAAAGAAGCCCAGCAACCACATGATGATGACCGTGGTTCCTGCAGCAATCCCAATCGTCTGCACACTCGTTTGATCGCTATTCATAAATCCTCCCCCACCAGCTCCCAGTGAGGGAGATCGTGAAAGCTTTGATCGGTAAACGTCAGGTCGGAGTCCCAGTCACCACCCCACCTGACGGGGATTCGTAACTCGTCAGCCACCGCAAAGACAAATCCGGCAAAGAAGATGAACCGTTCTCTACTGTTCCAAGGAATCCCTTCTCCGGGGTAGTACGGACCCACGTCAACCGCTTTGGAGGGGCTTGTGTTATGTCGAGAATTAGGCCACAGGAGCTTTGACCTCCCTTGACGAACCATTTCGTTTTGTCGTTCTCCATCGCGATGTCCTTCGATGATGGTGCAATCACGATGCACGAGGACCTTGTGGAAAATCGCCTGCAATCTCGTATCGCAGGTGTCTAACTGCCTCAGGGAGTTGTCGCTGAACGTAGGCATCAGAGGTTCCCTTGCAATGCGCTCAGTGCGCCTTGAGAACTCTCCAGCTCCAGTTCCAGATCCACAAGATCTGCAGCGTCATCAGCAGTCCAATCTCCCTCAGGTGGGTTGTCACGTCTGAACTCCATCTCAGCGATGCTCCTGCGCAGACTGACGATGTCTCGTTTCACGAGCACCGTGAAGGCAGCTCCGATGGGAGCCACCTCCTGCTTGATCTGCATTGAGATCTGATCGGCCATGGCATCACTGACTGCAGTCACCAAGATCGGCTGGAGCACGAACCACAGGAACGGTAGGAGTGGAATCCACGACGCTACCGCTGCCAGCGAGATCCGAACCGAATCTTCCTTGGTGACCTTCATCATCAGTTAACCTTGTCGTCCTTCACCGGCTTGAGTCTTCGAGGCTCCTTCTTATCATCCGGGGTATCATTTGGATCTGGTGATTGATTCGCCGCAAGCTCTGGATTCGGTGAGACGATCAACTCGCCGCGTGCAATCGCACCCAGCAAGTTTTCAAGCATCCCCAGTGCACCACTCTTCGAGATGCTCAGCGGCACAGCCAGATCATCGACCTGTAACAGCTGCACACCAGCCGATGCTGCCATCTGGACTTGAGCTGGTGTTACGTTCATGTTTGCCATTTATATTTCTCCTTTGGTTTAGTGGTTTCTCTCATAGCCTAAGCAGGCACCAATGAGATCGACAGTCCCAACACCCGTTGTGTTTGTCAGGTGAAACTCGATGGCGAGCCCAATCGCATTTGCCAGCGGGTTGGTCGCATCACCTACAGCAAACGAGATCGTCTGCGCGTAGATATCGCCTATCGCTAATCCATTTGCAGTTGTCACCGGCAAGTTGTTCGTCAGCTGCGTCGATGTCTTCGCAATCCCACTACCTGTGGATAAATCGATGGGCGCGGTGTAGTCAATCGTTAAGCTCAGCTCGTCAGCGTTGGTCTCAGTTTGAGCTAGGCTCCAGATCAATACCAATGCGGGATCTATAGTGCGATCCATGTTGAATGGCAGCACGAAGAACGTCGAGACCAGCTCGCCAGTAGCTGCGAATTGCAGTGCGTCAACTGTCGGTGTTGTACCGATGGTGACACCCGTTGGCGCAGACGCACCATTGCGAAACTGCTCAGCCGTGATGATGATCTGCTCCGACAGTGCTTGACTGCTTAAGACCTCACCAAAATTCATCTAACTGTTCCTTTATTGGATGACATCGATAGCCTGTAGATCAGCGATCAACGTGCCGAGTACATCTGCCAGTTCATCAATCGATGTTGCGTTCGCATCGTAGGCACGATCCGTTGAGACGTTAGTCGGTGTGTAAATCTCTGCGCTCCTGCGATCTGCGACGGTCAGCACTCGCTCATAGCCTGCACCGGTTAACGTGTTGTTGGCAAAGAGTCCTCCGAGAGCAGCGGTCGTGGTACGCGCAACTGAAACCCCTACTTCATATAGCTCGACGCTGTTGGCACCATCGGGGTCCATCGTGATCAGGTTTCGAGTGGTGCCACCTGTGTCATCGCCTATGATATTGATCACATTACCGTTGATGAAGCTACGGATCTGAGTGATCCCAGCGACGACGTCAATGTGGAAGACCGTGGCAACACCTGTGTCCTCTATCGTGATGTTGCCCGTGTCAGCACCGTCACCACGTACCCTAATGCCTTCTAATCGCGTTAGAAGAGTAGTTGCACCTGCGAACTTGAGCTGAACTTCAGCGTCGGGATCGAACGTAGCGCATTCAACGGATGCACTAACTGAATTGGCACCTCTGATGAGAAGAAGGGAGCTATCAACCAAGCCATCCCATATTACTCGCGTAGACTCGCCACGCATCGCCATGTGATCAACGCCAGTGCTGCCTTCCATGAGAAGCAGAACATTAGTTGCCGCGTTACCACGAATCGTGACACCCGATGAGGCTGTGATAAGACGAATGAGCCCCGTCCAACGTATGTCGGAAGTGCCGGTCGAGCCCGACCCACTGACGACGACCTGCTCAACTCCAGCACCATTCAACACTCGTAGAGAGATACCTAAGCTATTGACTCGCGATTGCAGCCGCGTACCTCCAGCGTCGTGGCCCAAACGTGCACGTTCAGTCAATCCATCAGCAGACATAAATCTGTAGTCAGCTGCCGAAGCAGTCTCACCAAGAAAATCGATGCCTTCAGTCGTCGTGAGAATTCTGTCTGCAGTGTTGTGCTGAATTGTTACGGCACCTGCCGGATCAATGGAGATTGCAGGAGTGTTGAGCCAGTCTCCCGCTGACTTGAAAAGGACAGACCCTGTGGCTGGAGCTGTCAGCGTGACATCGGTCAGGTCGTTTAGTGCAGCTGCTGCGGGGATGTCAGATGTCGTGAGCACACGCTCGAAGCCTGCACCGGTTAACGTGTTGTTGGCTGAGAGACCACCTGCTGCTGCAGTCAATGTTGCGACGACTGAGACCCCAATATGAAAGATCTCGGCATCACCAGCAGGGTTGAATCGAGCTGCAACGTGATCGACAGGAGAGCTGTCACGAGTTACAAATTGGATACCGCTATTGTCTAGCTCTGACTCCAGCTCCATGAAGGAGCCGTTCTGGCCCAGCTTCCAGAGATCTGTCCCATCAGCTTGCTCACCAGTGATCGTAGCAAGACCAGCAAAGCCACCACGGATAATAATGCCTGAGATGTTAGAAGCGAGAAACTGTAGCGATGTCCCTGCTGCATCTCTAAAGAACGTGACATCACCCTCTGGATCAAACGAAGCCATGAGCGTGTCAACACTAGCTGCATCGCTTCCGCGAAGCTGCAGAACTCCAGTGTCTTGGAAGAGCTTAATAGAGAAATCATTGGTGCCTTCGAGGAAGCCTATCTGCCAAATGTTGTCAGCAGAAGGATTCCTGAATGTCATCCGTGCATCTTGGATCGAGGCATCTACCGCAGGATCATTGTCAAGAATCCCAGTGATGATGGGACCGACTTGATCAGGGTCGAAGAAGTAGAGAACGCGCTCGGTGCCTGCAGCATTCTCACCGACGAGTTCAAGAGGTCCTCCATGCACGAAGTTTTTCAGTCGTAAGGTGGTTGATCCAATCGTCTCGTTGAATCCAACGAACATCGCTGTTTCAGGAGAGGCGTTTCGGTTCACAACGCGGAACACCCCTACCTGCGCGAAGCCACCAGAGGGCTGGTTAGTGCTATTCGCTTTCTGCGTGACCGCATTGACACCAGTGTCCAACCGCATCAGTTGTTGAGTGCCGTTGGGCTCTGAGAAGATGATGAAGCCACCAGCGGAGGAGTAGTCGATGTCTATAACATCGCGCACCTCTCCAGCATCTGAACGACCTCGAATGATGGTGCTCCCACCATTCTGAGCGTTCTCCCAGATACTCTCGTCCGTACCGACATCGTGCGTAAATGTGGTCTGGACTATGAAGTTCTCATTCAGTTGAAGGACGGGGTCATCTGCCGTCTCGGCATTGACAGCCACACCACCTGAAGCAACGGTGAAGAGTCGTTGCTCTCCTGCATGGAGCATCGTGCTGTTGGAATCGGGATCAGCAAAGAAGAGCAGTTGCTCAACGCCAGAGCCATCCTCACCTGAGAGGCTGACAGGTCCACCATGCACGAAGTTTTTAATCTCAAGGCTGGTTCGGATAAGAGATGAACCAAACCCCATCTCTCCGGTCTCGGTGCCGTCTTGCAACGTCATCCGAAAATTGCCAGTTTGACCCGCTCCCGTCGAAGGAGGATTAACACCCCCCGCCATTATGACTGAAGCGTTACCAGCTATTACGCTCATCCGGATTAAGCCAGCATTCAATACGTCGAGCCAAGTGTGACTCCCCGCAAAACCATCGTAGCGATAAGTGTCCTCTTCAACGCCACCACCAGTGATCACCCGCACAGCGAAACTACCGCGCCTTACTTTATTGAAAACGCGGAACGTATCTCCTGCAGGATCGAAGCCCGCCTCACCAGTCGCTGCAAAGAGGGAGTTCTGATACCCAAGGGTCGCATCGTATGTCCCACCACCCGCAGGGTTGGTCGGATCATCAGTGCTGGTGCCTATGACGACACCCGCGAAGAGATCTGCTGCGGTTAGGACACGTTCGAGTCCTGCACCCGTGAGCAGGTTGTTGGCGAGCAATCCACCCGCAGCTGCTGCAATCGTCTCGACCAAGACAGTGCCATCACGAATTGCAATCTGATGGAAGCCACCCTCCGCATCATTCGACCAGATGAAGTTATCGCCTGCAGGATCGAACCCAAAGACACCTGTTTGCTGCAAATTGACATTGCGCCAGAGAAGCTGTCCATCAAATACTCCCCCACCAATGGCTGGATCATCTACGCTGGTGCCGTTGATGAAGAGAGTGGTCGCACTGATGACGAGATCATCTGCAGCGACTCTTCGACTGACGACTACTCCACCTTCCGTCACTTCCACCTCGAAGAAGGTGGTAGAACCAACCAGTGGAATAGTGGCGAAGGGCAGATCTGAGATTTGTACGTTAGCCATTATTAACTCTCTGAAATGGGTTCCAGTGAACTGCTCTCAAGCTGACGCAACTCACCACCCGCTGTTATACGAGGATTGCCTCCAACGGTAGAACGAATGCCAAACAAGGCAGTCGTGTTTTCATCCCCAGCAGTCAGTGGTTCGTCAGGTCGATAGAACCGCAACGTGATGTCTTCCGTGCGTCGTGCAGGTAAGCGGTACGGATCGTAGTCGTCCAGATCATCGAGGCAGACCTTGAGCCCAGGTGAGTTCGGGTCCGAGTAGAGATCCTCCAGGCTGAACTTACGCCAACAGCGGGCACACACTCCCAGTCCGAATGTTGATCTGCCTGAAGGGTCAATGAAGATCGGCATCGTTACCTCGTGTACGGCGATATGTTCGGACGCAAGAACGTGTCGGAGCCATCTCCTTCTCCTGTCCAAGCATCTGCCAAGTAGAGAGCTGCATCCGCATCGATGATCGGGATCAACTCGACACGCACTTCCTTGATCTCGCGTGCGAGATGCGCAGCTAGGCTACACACGATGGCGAGATACCAGCGATCAGGCACCTGCAGCTCATCAGTCAATTCACCGACGTCCTGCATCTGGCTCTGCACGAAACCGGTGATCTGTGCAAAGGTGAATTGGAACTCAGGGCTCGGCCAGATCTCCAGCTCAGGGATCGTGCGTTGTCGGTCGAACCACAGCTGCGTCGGTCGCCCCAGGATGGTCTTGTCAGGCAGGTTCGAGTAGTCCGTCCTGTTCAGCGTGTGATAGAACGGGATCTCCTGAGGTGTACTCTGGTACACCAGTTCCAACACGTTGAGTATCGTGGTGCCAGTCGCACGCAGTCGCCACCCATCGAATGAGGTGACACCCTGCACGTCGATCCATAGCCACTCACCCGCGATAAGAGCCTGAGCTGTACGTGTAATGAACGCAGTGCTCGTCACGAAGTTGTCGTTCGTCGCCTCGATGACGAAGTCCCAGCTCTCAGTCACATTGGGCAGAATCCCGAAGGTCCTGATAGGTGTCGCTGATTCGAGTGCCATCGTGATCGAACCTGCAGGTGTCGTCTGTATGGTCGCAGTCGTCACGTCACCATCGAACGCATTGTCGGCATCACCCTCTGTCGCACTCGCAGTGCCCGTGATCCGAGTCTGAGTACGCAGGTTGATGTCGAGTATGTTCTCCGTGCCTAGAGGCAAAGGCACCGTCTGCTCAGCCTCATACAAGGGCAGGATGATCGGTTGGATATTCCAGAGCTTGATGCCCTTGTTGACCAACGTCATGCAAAACATCCACAGCAGGTCGAGAGCAATCTCTAGGTGCTCCCCGGCAATCTCCTGCGGGACCATCTTGCAGCGTCTAAACGCATGATCGATGATCTGCTGATTCAGAAAGATCGTACTGCCAACTGTCCCTGACGTAGGCATTGGTTACCTCATCTTCCTCGACTTCTTCCTGCCACCTTTCGCAGCGCTGACGACACCACCTCCTGCCTTAGCAAGTTTCACGTGCATCACGGGTCTCATCGCTCTGCCGAACGTAGCCTCCTTGTGCTCCCCTATCCCCGTCTGTTTGATGCTGGGCTCTGGCTTCGGCTTCGCCTTCGCCTTGGCTTCTTCCGTAGCGGTTGAAGGTGTTGCAACCTGAAATTCAGGATCATCGAGAGAGGACACCGTCGAGCGTGGAGGTGTTGCACTTCGAGGTGGAGTACCCGTCCCGCTACTCGCAGTAGTCTTCGCAGCTGCTAATGCTTCTGCGACAAGGTCACCAACAGCTGATTGATGTTCCCTTACATCTTTTATGATCAGCTGTATCCCACTACCTGCCTGTTCAGGCTTTTTTTCCCCGCCTGCGGCATACCCCCCTGCCGCATAGCGCATGAGTCCACCCCTGTTCTTCACACCTTTGGGCATCCCTTTCTTCGATGCGGCTATTCTCTTGGCGTACTTACTTTCTGAGCGAGATTTCACGCCTTTGATCTTGCTGAGGTCAATCTTAGGCATCTCGACCTTGCCACCATCGGCATATGCGGTATCACGCACGCGACGAACACCACCACCTTTCTTGAAACGTGGACGTCGTTGCTTGCGTGGACCGGATTCCTTGTCACGTTGGCTCGCCTCATTAACAACGGGAAAGTTGGCGTGATCCATCGTGGCTTGCTTGCCGCTCGTCTGCACGAACTCCGCAGAGGTGTTCTTCACCTGCCCACCACGGGCGTAACCCATCTTGCCGCCTTCATCGTAGAGCCTGTCGTGGACCGACCCACCACCACGCTTCTTCACGCTCTTCGCTGCAGCAGCTGTTTGTGACGCTTGCTGAGGCATTGACTTGCCCCTTCGTGGAGTCGTTACACCAACGGTGCCACCATGGGAGTAATCCATCTTCCCGCCACGAGCTTTGACATTCTTCGGCATCCCCTTCTTGGACTTGCCTTTGCCCTTGGTGTGGTCAGGGCTGATGTCGCCGCCACCCATATAACCACCATGTGCCGCTCCAGGCCCAGGCGCACGAGGCTTCTGCGCAGCTGCTTTGACTGGATCTTTCTTGACGCGACCACCACGGTAGTAGCCACGCACGTTCTCTTTGCCAGCAGACCCCGTGAATCCTTGTTCCGTAGGGAACGTGAATTCATCGACGTATGTCAGCCCTGCAATCTTGGTCATCATCTTTCTCCTAAGTAAGCATGATCCTTCTTTCGCGGAAAGTGACGTTCAGTATCGGCCCATCGACAAGACCCGCAAAGAAATTGCTGCGCCAGATTCGATTAAGCAGTGGGTCGGTTTGAACTCTATCGACACCAATTATGATGCCAGCGTCAGCCGTGTAGCCAGGATCTTGGATTTGTGCTTGAACGAGCGCTGTGATGTCTGGAGTGGAAAAGGTGACACCCGTAAAGAACTGAGGCATGTCCCAGTCAGTGTCTGGTGCCACGCGAGGCGATCCCACAGTGTGCCACTGATTCGCATCAACGCTGCCAGGACCGTTCTGCCAGTCATTGCCCAGCCCCTCACCAAAATGGTAAAGCTGACCGTCTTGAAGAAATTGGTTCAGGTGCCCAATCTGGATGTGGTCAAACACACTGGTCGGGTACTGCACCTCGATGACGAGAAAATAGTCCTGCCCAAACACCAGCGTCGGGTTGCTTGGGTAGAAGAAAATGACTCCGCTTAGTCCCGTGTTCGATAAAGTACTGGCTGCGACAGGCGTACTGACACCGCCAGCGATATCAATACCGTCTGGGATAGTGACTCCTCGATCAGTTGTGATGCCCTGAATCCGGCAGATGATGTTGCCAGTCGGGTTGCCGATTCGCTGCATCTGGTATGAGATGAAGCTGACCGTTGTATTGGCCGATCCTGCTGTGATCTTCTGTGCCATGTTTTCCCGATTTGCGCCTGTACCTCCCAGCACAGTGAATGCATTCATCTCCCAAAATGCATTACCAACAGCGAAACCGATCGGTTGAGCAATGAACGTGAACGTCGTACTAACAACCGCGAGTTCCTGATTCGACCAGAAATCTCTGCGCCAACCTGTAAACGGAATGAACGGTGTCTGATACGGGTCTAAGAGCTGACTACCAAAAGATCGTTCAGGTGCATTGATCGTCGCCGTGTGAGTGCCAACCGCCGAATTGGCGAACGCTATGACATCCATCGTAGCGGAGAATACTTCTGCTCCTGGGGGAATTTGCGTGTCGAACATATTCACCGTCTGCGCTTGCAGACCAATGAAAAAGTTACCCTGAATCTGACGAGTTAGTTGGAATGGGGGTGGAAGGAACGTAAGGTTTTTGCCTTGGAATACATGTGTCCAAGTAGCCCAGTAATCATTCGTTTCCTGAGTAGATTGAGTGACTGCTGCCATTAAGATCCCCTCACCGGGAATGGCTTATCTGCTGGCAGTTGGGCAGCAACCCGCAAAGTCTCCGCTCTCGACTGATCGTCTGACTTCAAACCCAACCTCCGAAAAGCCGCGACGTCAGCGATGACCGCAGGCACGAGGTCTGGCAACCGGGAGTCCTTGACAAAGGCTACGGCTTCTTCACGGGTAGGCATTAGCTGTACACCAGAGACACGTTGATCTCATCGGGATTATCAGTGACAGCGGTGAATACTACCCACAGCCAGCTTCCGGCTGGTATAACGGCATTGTCGAATGACGTCTCTTCTTGACCGCTCGTTGTGCTGGTCACGACTGTTCCCGCATTGATGACACTGGTCCCGGCAACACTCCGATCAGCATCGAACCTTACAAAGACTGTTACGTTGGTGGTGCCTTGCAAGACAAAATTTATCTGCTGGATCGTTATCTCTACGGGAGTAAAGAACAGAGTGAAGTTGTCGTTTAATCCAGGGCATTCAACAGTGATCCCCACCCGCTGGTTAGCACTACCCTCAGCCGAACTGGAGGACTCCTGTGCCGGGTCCCATTCCAGTGTCCGTTTCTCGTCTGTTGGGATACCCACTAGCGAGAAATCTCCTGATACGTGTAATAGGCATCGATGAAGAAATCACGAGAAGCCGCTCCTGCCAACTTCATGATGTGCGTGTTGTAGAAGTTATTGAAGCCTGTGCCAGACGGAATGTTGGCAGCAGTTGACAGCGTACCGACCGAAACACTGTCGATAAAGAATTCCACTGAGATCCCGGCAGCGTTGATCTCAAACTCCAAGTAGTACCAAGTGTCCACAACCACTGTGATACCCGTGTCAAGCGATGACTCTGCCACGGCATCCGTGATGCCCTGCCATCGGCCACCGTTCTGATCGAACTGATATTCAAAGCCCACACCGAAATCGATGACGTTAGGCAGACTAATACTGAAAAGGCCAGAGCGAAGAACGTACTCTTGAACAGCATCCGAAAGCGTTGCCGGTGCCCGCACCCAACTGCCGACTCGTGTGAGGCCACCGACTCCGATGTTAAAGGAGCCCGGTCTGCCAATGACGAACACTCGACCATCAGTGGCTGTGCCCGTGCGCAGACCCCAGATGCCTGGGTGATCGTCTTGAATGCCTAACGGACTAAAGATCGTTGCACCGACACCTGCCGTTACTGCCTGAACCCCCTCTGCAATAGTGGAACCAATGGTGAAGTCAGATGAAACGAGCGAACGAGTGCCCATTGCCTCAAACCAAGCTCTCTGAGGCGAGGGTGCGACGGGATCGGCTTCCCAGTCGTAATCGTAATCGTCAGGGGATTGCTTGGTGAGCTGCGTTCCCGTAGCACCATCGTCAGGAATCTGTATCGCGACGATCCCTGAAAAGCCCAGCCCTGATTGTGCAGTCACGGGCTACCCCAGGATCGTACCGATCTGCTCGCGCACTGTTGCGAGCTTAGACTTCTCCTCCAGAAGTAATTGTTCACGTTCATGGAGATCGACCTGAAGCTTGTTCAGGGACTCCCGCTCTTTCTCCTGCGCAGCCTTCTGCACATTCAATTCATCGATGGCAAGCCGCGCATCAATCCTTGCTCGATCCGAGTTCCCTATAATCCCCCTTGTAGCCGCTGCTGCCTTCTCAGCCGACTCTGTGAGACCCTCAGCCGTTTCACGGGCACGGTCCACTATGTCAGCAGCTTGACGCTCTGCCTGCACAAGGAGATCCTCACACTCCTTTCTAGTGTTTGCAGTGAGTCGATCTTGCTCATCTCTCTCCGCAGCTGCTTGCGCACGCAGCTGGCTGATCTCATTCGCTTCACCGATGAGCGAGATTGCACTCTTCGCTCGCTCCTCAGCGGCTCGAAGATCATCGAGTCGCTTCGTCAGTCGTGGCGAATCCTCAAGGAGATAGGCCGGGATCGTGACCATTCCTGACTTACCACCTGCCATGGTGCCACCTGAAATACCCTCGCTCATGCCGCTATCCCCGCTTGTACCAGGGTCAGTACAGCAGTGCCGATCCCAGAGTTAGTGAAGAGACGCACCGCACGAGGCGGGAAGGCAAGGTTGCCATCGTCATTGGCACTCACATTCGCCAGTGTAGGATGGTCGAACCACACCAAGATGGTCGATGGATCTTGCCAGGGATCATCGAACGTGTGCTGCACGGTGACGTCCGCTGCAACAGCAAAGCCGGTGACTCCCAAACCGATGTTCGTCGGTGTGACACCTTGGTCAACCACAATCGGAATAGAACCACCTAAAGCATTCGTGCCCCCTTCCATCAGACCAGCATCCGTTCCATCGGGTGTGATGCTAGTGACGGTGAGGAAGTCGAGAGACGTTGCCGACACCCCCACGTTCGGTCCTACGATGGTCTCGCTGATGATGCGACCCTGCTCGTCCGTACCAACGATGGTGTAGTTGATAGCCGACAGGTTCGCTGCCGACTCCAACTCCACTTGCCGCTGCACATCGAGAAAGGCAACGCCACCAGTCACAAGAACACCGTTCAGGGTGAGCGCCACATCCGTAGTGGAGCCCTGATCGAGGAAGATCCCATTGGGGTCAGCCGCATCCAGCTGTCGTGTTTGGATAACGGGTCTCATGGGTTATCTCTCCTGAATGACGACGATGCGATCCAGAGTCAGGACCTTCGCAGCAGCCTCACCAGCACGTACTGCGAATGACACAGTCAGCAATTCATCATCGGGAAAACTGACATCAGGTTCTGAGAAGCTGCCGATAGCACCATCGAGCGCACCGTACAGTCGTCCAGCTGCGCCCTCGCCATCGTAGTAGGCTTGCAGCCTAAACGCTGTGGCATCTACGATGGTTCCAACATCACCAGAGACCTCCACGTCGTTCTTTCTAGCGTCCAGCGTCACGAGACCTGCGCCCTCCGCCTTGTGGAAGTACAGACCATCCGTGGGGGCTGGCAACAGCGTTGCGTCGGTGATCGCTAGACCTATCAACATCTCCGTTAGCGTGACTTCACTGAGAGTTGCAAGGACCTCGATGAAGAACCGTTTGTCAGGATCGAGGAGGTAGCTCTCAGCCGTGATACCAGCAGCAACGCGCTGAAGCGCAACTTCATCGTTGTCCGCGCCTGCCAATGTCATCGTGATGATGCCACCATCACCATCTGCAATGGTGACGGTGTTTACACCTTGTACGTCAGTCTCAGTCCACTGCGCTGCCGTGAAGGTGTAGAAATCTTCCTCGAAGACATGCGAGCCAAGATGGCTCGGAAATCTCAAGGAATTGAAAATGCTCCCGACGTCTTCGTTGTTAACGCCATTGCCGAAGCGAGTGAGAATGTTGTCAATAAACATTAGGTTTCTCCATTTCGCGTCTGGAGAAGTTAGGGGCGAGTTTCACGTCCCCGCCCCACCCTTCCGTGAATGTCTACAGTCCAGGCGTGCCGAACACCGTTCGGGGATCGGTCCAGTCTGGAATGTATCGCTCGGTGGACTTGTACCGCATTGAGTCCGTCTCGAAGTCGCCTTCCATCGACTTCTCCAGTCCCCTCCGCATCATCATCTGCAGACCACGAGGAGCGTCCGTCTGGACCCACCATGCAGTCGTGGAGGTGATACGGGACAGGTTCGCTTGACCTTGGTCGAGCAGACCCATCGAGAGGATTGGGTTGATGTCGTTGTTCGCCGTGCCTGCACGCAGGACCGACTTCAACAGCACCTCAGCCTGGAAGACTTGGCTCGGGCCTGTGACGATCTTGAGCGGCGACAGTCGGATGCGCTTGCCGTTGTTGTCAACAGCGTTGCGGATCTGAATGAGCAGCTGCTCAAGCGACGTTTGCGACAGAGCCGCAGCAGTCGTCAACAGGTTCGAGAACACACCACCCGCAGCACTCCCTGGTGCAATCGGATGGTTGGTGACGTTCAGTGCTACACCGTCTCCACCGACAAACGCACCGTTGAAGGCGCGGTTGAAGATGTTGGCGCACAACGTCTCCTTCGTTTCGATCATCGACTGAGCAAGGTGCTCAGAGTAGATCGTGCCGATGCGGATGTGGTCACCGTCTTCGACCAGCACCTTGGTTAGCGCGAACGCAAGACCAAAGACGCGATAGACGTAGCGCTGAATGAACAGCACGCCGCCTGCGTCGAACGTGACCGGGGTGCCATCAGGCATCTCGGGAGCCGCGTTGAATCCGAACAGGACGGGCTCTTCGTGGTACGAACGGGGAGTACCCGTACGCTCCGTGAAAACTCCCTTCCACTCGTCGGCGCGTTGGTTATAAATTCCGTCGAACGTCTCGTTGAGGATCGGTTCGACAATCGACCGAAAGTCGGTTGATCGCATTGGGACAGCCATTGCTTATCTCCTCTGTTGAGTACGTTAGACGTCAGACCGCAGCGCGGTCAGCAACGTACTGGTGTTCGGAGAACTGCACTTGGACTATGGTGAACGCATCACCAATGATGTTGTCCGCAGCAGGGTTGACCCCAATGACCCTCAGCCCAGCATTGCCTGCCGCCGAAGCGATATCCAATGACTGGTTTGACAAGCCAGTTGTGGCGTTGCCACCGGGAGCGCTCCAGTCGAACTGGTTGCCTATGTTGGCTAATACGAAAGGCGCATCAGCCTGCACTTCATAGACAATCAGCGGGTCGTAGGTGTAGTACGCAACGATCTCGGTAGCGACTTCGAGTGCCACCCAGTTGTTAGCGACTGCACGCCGACCATCGGTGCGAGTAAATTCCACACCCTGGAAAACGCCAATGGCTCGTGCACCCGCAGCTGCTGGTCCGATTGAACCGTCAGCCAAGATTTGCACGGGAGAGAATTGAAAGATGTTCGTACCGAAGCCCGACAGGATCGTCGTAATACCCTGACGAAGAATGCCAGACGGATGAAACGCAGGCTTCAGCCCGAACGGAGATGCAACAGAACTCATCGTGAGTTCCTCCGAATCAGGTTAATAGTTACCCGTAGTCCTCTCCCGTCTGCTCTGCAAACGGTGGGGGCTCGGGTGCCACACCCAATGCAGCTGTGCCGTCTTCAAGTTCCAGTTCCACTGCGCCTTTCGACGCTTGTTGCATTTCACTTTGCATCGCACGGATCGCAGCGCTGAGTTTCTCTTCCTCAGCGAGAGGTGCCTCGTGGTGATTGATGCGCATGTACTGTTCGTACAGCTCAAGTGGGAGCTTGAAAGCAAGCATCTCGTTCACACCGATGCAGCCTATCCATTCTCCGGTCTTGATCGAGGCATGTTCCCAACCAGGGATATCGGATTCCTTGATCGGTTCGTAGCCTAATCGCATCCTTGAATGGACGGGATCACGTGGATTCTCAGTGGTTAGCCAACATACGTGGTAGCCAGGGATCTTTGGTAGATCGGGCAATGCTGATTGGAAAAATTGCTGGCGAAACTCAGCCACCCGTTCATCGTCTGATAGTTCGCGGTCTTGCGTCACCTTCCTGTCTTGCATGTGACGATCTGCGCGTACTCCCGAATGATCGGAATTCAGTCTCACGTCTTTTCGCTTAGCGGGCATGATTAGTCACCTCCTTATCGGGCGTTTGCTTCGCTCTTCGCTTCGGCATCGTATTGCGCGTAGCGTTTGAGCATGCTGTTACGGGCTTCTGGATCATCCCAAATACCAGCCTCGATCATTGCATCCTTGCGCTCGGGGCTGATGTAAACCTCGTTATCCTTCAGCGTGCGCTCTCGCCCACCTGTACGAAACGTAGGTCCTTTGTTCCGACGAGTCTGACGCTTCCCTTTTCCGTTACCGGAACCTTTGTCATCGTCGTCATCATCCTCTTCATCTCCAGCGTCGAAATGATGAGGCAATTCTTTCTGGACTCGCTCTCTCAGCTCGTCCCAGTAATCCTTGCTCGTGGGGTCATACCCCTCTTGAACCAGCGCTCCGTCAATGTGGAGCACTGATTTTGAATCATCATCCTGTCCACGGGGGTCCCACCAATCGTTGTCGATCATGAAGGATTGCGCGTGGGCAACGTGACGTGGATCTAGCTCCATCGGAGGTCTCTCAATACGACGGTTGCCTTCGTCGGTGAGGTAATCCTTGGCTCCTTCTAGATCACGCAGGTTGTCTCGGATGACATCACGATGGTCCATCGCTTCAGCGAGGTTTTGACCATCGTTTTTCTCAACAGCTTGCGCAATGACTTGATTGGCAAGCTGCAGATCGGATTTGGCTTTGCTGATGTTCTGATCAATGCCAGAAATCTCGCTGCCTGTGACCCGTGCATCGACATTCGCTTCGAGTTCACTGAAGCGACGTTCTAACGTCTCATTGCGTCCGCGCAGGAAGGACATCTCACGATCCGTGCGCTCTTTGGCTCGGCGTCGAGATGCATTGCGTTCGGAACTGCTCTTGTAACGACGACGACCCTTCTTGCCTTCGTCTTCGTCACGACCACCTCCAAGACGAGTCTCCCCCTCCTCATCCTCATCCTCTTGGTCGTCTTGTTCGTCAGCCTCCTCGCCCTCAGGATCATCCTCGACGGCAATGAACTGTTCTTCTTCTTCCTTGTCCTTCTCGTCCTGATCGACGTCAAACTGTTCGACTTCGGACATATGTGCTTACCTCCTTACAGGTATGCTATTACCTCCATCGGGTCACAGGTGATCTGGCCGATCATGTCCAGATCGTTGTAGATAACGAAGCATGCTTGGTCTACACCCATTCGCATAGACGTAGCACCAGGGAGAGTGACGAACCATCTGTCGCCGCCATACTTTGGCACGCGCACAATCGCACCCTCCTGGCACCAGTCCCCTTCCGGCCATGGCTCAAGAGTATCGCGGTTCTTGAAAGCGCCGGGTCCAAGAGAAATGACTTTAGCGACTTGAGTGTTCCAGAACTCAGTCTCCTGGGATTCAATTGGAACGATGATCCCACCCTCAGTGACTGTTCTGGGCGTACGTTTTTGCACGAGAACACGGGAGCCAAAAGGCTTCAAGCCGGGTTCCACTACAGGGAACGCCTGCTCGATGTTGTCGTATTGCAACCTCGTCCGACCACCAATAGTCCTACCCCTCTCTTCTAAGGAGTAATTCTCAGGTAGAACAACTGGATTTTCCTCAGCCATTTTTGGTCCTGTCTTCCTCTTCCCCTATCACTTTCTCGAACAGCCGCTCGGCACGATCCAAGCCTTGGAGAATGCCGCACGCTTCACCGTATCCAAAGGCACTCTTATCCTTCGGTGTCGCGAGTAGCGCAAGGCACCCGGCTTTTTCCTGTTTCACTGCCGTCAGGAACTTCTTAAAAACGATGTCTTCGGCGGCAGGCATTCTAAGCCTGCTCTACGGGGGTGTCATCTTCGATGTTCGGGGCACACTCTTGCCCGCACCACTCCCCGTGCTCGTGCCACTCTGACGAATCTTGCCAGGGTGCTTCGTCCCTTCGCCCCAAGGGGATGGCACCGTCTCCTCGTCGGACGTGTCGCACTTACGCAAGCCCGCACCCGTCGCCATCATCTTGTGCTGGTTGATTGCACCTTTCGGGTAGTACCCGATGTTCTTTCCCATGTCGTCCTCCGGTTAGAAATGGAGCCTATCGCAGCTCACGAGGGTAGCATCGCTTTCTGCGGGCCGACCTTCCGGTCCCCGCTAGCTTCGAGGTCTGGGGTTTGTTGCACCCTCACCAGTCGTGACCCTACCTCTCTGTTTTGCTGCTTCCGCATTCTTGTCCGCGATGGCTAACGCCGTTACGTTATCTTCGGTGTTTATGTCCTCACGGCTCTCAGTCTCAACGAGTGTCTCCTCTCTCTCAGCGTCTAGTCGCTCCATAAGCTCTTCGAGTCGAGCGGCGTACTCCAAAGCTTTTCGAGCGTCTTCACGTGCACCACGGAGAGTGCTCTCGCGAGTTTCGTGATCAAGCTCCATGAACTTGATTTCTTTCTGCTGCTCGCGAGCCTGTTGTTTGTCCACGAGCTGCATCTGCGTTGCCTCACGCTCCCGTGCATCACGCATCTCATCCGACGCTTGCTCTTGCTCGATAGCCATCTGCGTATTCGGATCAATGGGTGGTTGCTCGGGCTCGGGCTGATTCTCCTGAATCTGCTGTGCGGTCTGCTCAATGATTGGCAGCAGACCAGACAGCACCTTCTCAACAGCAGGCATCACAACCTGTGATTGTACTGCGAGGTTCTTGTCCAATTCTTTGCGCACTTCGGGCGTACGCAACTTCATCATCTCACTCATCTCCTGCCCACTAAGACCTGTGGATGCCTGCAGGAGATCGTAGTTGTACTCAACGTAATAGAACGTCATGTGCTCTTTGATGTGCTCCAAGACCATTGGCATGAAGGTCTGAGAGATGAGCATGTTCTGTCCCAACACAGGAGACTGGAGATAGTCGAGATGCACCTGCAGGTGAGCGAGGTGATTTTGCTCAGGGAAGGCTGCTATCGGTCTACCCAGTGACATGGAGGCATTCTCATTGACGGCATTCATCTCCTCCGGGGAGTCATCCGGCAGGAGCAGCTCGTCAGGATTCGGAATTTTCGTGCGTTCGAGAATGCGCTTCTCAACAGCCTTGATGTTGTAGACCTGAGGCATCGCGGCAGCGCGGTCTGCGACGACTTGCAGCTGTGCCATGCGCTGAACGTCGGAGAAAATCTCCGGGTCAGCGACAGGCATGATGTCAAACGGAGGATCGAAGTCCTTGCGATGTGCAAGCACCTCACCGACCTCGCTCTTCGCCTCTTCCTCCTCCAGATACATCCGGTTGATGCGGTTCAGAATCCGCAGGATGTAATTCATTGACTGGAACAGGCGCAAGTGAATTGCGCTGAAGACAGTCATGCCTTCTTCAATCAAGGCGAGGGTGGTGCCTACGGGCATCTGTGTACTTTGTTCACCCAGCTTCTCGAAGGTGGTTTGCACCATCCCTCGACCGGCTTCGGAAACGACGCTCAGCAGTTCTAGGAGGACGTTAGATGGGGGATTGAACGGCACGGGCATGATCAACTTGCGAATGTCATCGCCAGCGATCCCACCCTCGATTTCAGTGACCTCAGCTATGTTCAGTTCCTTCGACTGACCACTGAAGTTTGCCCCCTTGAGCCTGAGCAGGGTGGGCAAGTTGTTCATGTGGGCTGAGTCGAGGAGAGCGCGGAGCGCACCCGTAGCAGCGCCGGATAGCGATCCGATCATCTGCCCCAGTCCTATGGTGTACGCTCCGCGCCAAGGAATGAATGGAAACTCAACAGCCCAATAAAGAGGCTGCTTGGTGTCGTCGTCCTCCTCCTCCCAGTTCCGGTTAACAGCACAGACCTTGCGAGCTGCACCGTCGATGGTGATGCGGTAAGGAGCGTAACCATGCTTCTCTTCCAGATCATCGCACCAGCACATCACCTCGTAGACGTTGCGCAGTCCATCCTCGTTGTAGGGCTGCAGCTGATCCTTGCCTTCAATCTTGTCGGTCGCCTTCGCGGCTCCCGATTTGTCGATAGGTTGTGATGTAACGACCGTACCCAGGTCGAGCCACATCTCACTCTTCACACGTTGCTTGACCTCGTGCTCCGTGATGTGCTCACAGAAAGTCACTCGCTCTGCGGTGTAGAAGTTGGATGCTGCGTAGGGGAGGTAGACGTCGTCACTAGGCCAATACGTGGGAACCGGGCGTTTCTTCTGGCTGTCATACACCAGTCTCATGTACTGAGACCCACCCAGCGGAAGCTGTGTCAGCAACTGCTCCAGCTCTGATCGAAAATCAGGCATCTGGATCAGGAACTGCCAGTTCATGTAGGTCTTGACACGCTCGCCTTTGGCGAAGCGTCCAGGCTCCGGGTGGTCCCCAGGCACGTACACCTTAACGGGACCGTTAGGGGGCATCAGCTCCTTGATTGCTCTCGATGCAAAATCAACAACTGCCTCAGTGAGCATTGGATGGACGGCTTTTGAAGCGCCCTCAAAATCTGCTCCTCCTGGCGTTTCCTTTCCGAGACCAGTTCGCTTGATTGCCTCCTCGTAGTCCTTGTCCCTCTGCTCCCTCGCCTGTCGATCACGCTCGATGTCCTGCAACAGACGTGTACAAATTTTGCTCAACTCAGCACTGTCGATATCGTCCGCGATGTTCGCGTACCACTCCCTGTTGGGACGAGTGGGGACGTCATCCCCAACGCGGACAATGGCACCCCCATCGTCGGTATCGGTCACTTCATCGGGGACCTCCTGAAACTCTTCAACAGTGCCCGTGGCTTCAGCCATTCAGGAATTCTCCATGCACAGCATCAAGGATCTTCTCAACGCGCTCTGCCACTGTGGGGATGCTGACGTGCAGATCCGTCTTGGGATCTCGCTGCGCCATGATGTAGATCATGGTCCTCTCGACGTTCGGCTGCCCATACTTCTCACAGAGAAGATCAAGCTCGGCTTGGTCAGGGAAGACTAGTTTATTGATCGCATTGCTTGCCATCTAGTGAACCTCGCCATACTTGAGTGCGACGATGTCAGACACATGCTGGATGATGTTGGAGAATGTACATACCGGACAACCTCCATTCTCATCGATAATCTTAGGGGCTCCGAAGCACTCGAAGGCACCGAGATTGATCATGTTGCAGGCTTCCCAGCAAGGGTCCATCTCGCCTAGCTCAAATTTCGCGTTCAGCGTCTTGGCATCGGGTGCAATCTGATTGCTCAGTCCGCGATCCCGTAATGCGAACATCAGCTCTGCCCAGTGCGTCTCGCACCACCTGATGGCACGCAGGTGCTGCTGCGGCTCGTGCAGGAAGTAGGGAACGTCAAGCTTGATGTCGTCAGTCATAAGGATTGTCTTTCTTCTTCAACCGACGTTCCGAGATCTCACGGGCTTTCGCCTGCTCCCGTGCTTCGACACTGTCCACCAGGGTGAACGGGCCGAAGAACTTATCCATGAGAAGGCGCAATCCTTGAGTCGCGGTGTCGAGTAAATCGTCTCGCTCCACGGAGCCAGGACCCACATAGGAGCAGACTTGAGAGACGAGGGGGTCAGCCCAGGTTTTGAAGGTTCCAGGGTTGATCTCCGATTCAACAGCCCAGACTCGACCGGCGGCAAACATAGGCGACACGTAATGTAGTCGCGTTAGCTTATCCTCATTACCCGGATTGTAGCCGTGCGTCAAGATATTCTCTTCCGCCAGCTGCTGTCTCAAGCTGATCCCAGATGCCTTCTCCTCGATCAAAATGATGTCAGGCACGCGCCCCTGGTGCTTGGCTCGTTGACCTTTAGGGATGATCTGTGGTCTCAGGAGGGGCTCGTCCACATCACCGTAGGTGTACGTTTTCTCCTTCTTGATCCGGCGCACGAGAGCCGGGAACCCCAGCCAGTCTTCCCATGCATCGAGCAACAGCACATGCGGCATAGGAGGCTTGCCTTGGCGAGGGATCATGAAGACACCCCACGCACTGCAGGCTGTCGGATCGTTCTCCTGCTTGCGCTTGTCGAAGTTCTTCTCGGTGAACGCAGGGTCGATGGACAGCACGATGAAGTTGAACTTCGGCAGTGCTTTGGTGTGAGGCCAGATCCTCCATTGACTGCGCTTGACGAAGCCTTCCTCTTCCGGGTCCAGCAGCTCGCCCCGGATCTCCTGGCGACCAACTCGCGTGCCTTCGTACTTGGCAATCGACTCGAAGAAGTACTCAGTCAAATTATCCCGGTTCTCGTAGGTGCTGCCCACCACATCGACGGTACGTTTGTCGTTGACTAACCGGCGTACGAAGGGGGTTGGCTTCGGTGTCCCCGTCACACAGATCTGAGGCTTCTCGCCCAGGCGCAGGCCGAAGCTCAAGTTGTCCCATGCCTCCTGCGGGTACTTCCACGATGCGATCTCATCGCACCAGATCTTGGCATGCTGCGGACCCCGGAGCCGCTCGGGAGTATCCCCCGCGAAGCC